GTAGGCGGACCAGGTCCGGGGATCATATTTTGAGCCCCGATGACCGCCATGCCACCAACCCCGATTGCTCCAATGGAACCAGCAAAAGCTCCCAGCTCTGTCCAATCCATTTGATCGTCAGGCTGGTCAGGCGCTCTAGTTGGTGATCCACTGTAACCGGAGTCGGTTGGGGTGTTCATTGGTGTGGTGGCTTCCACTTCGGGGCCATGACCGAATAAGTGTGGAGCCAAAATTCTCAAGGAATCCTCGAGCAATGGCCCGGTAAGATTGGGGTGTTCTTGATAGAAGCATCTCCAAAACTTGCCGTGGTGCCTTTTCCGCCCCCTCAACTTGCGCAATTTCTTGCACAAGAGGCACCAGAGGGGGTTCATCGAAAACCTCGTCGCGATAGCTTTGCAGTAGACAGCCTATTGACTGCCGCATCAAGTGCTGCAGTATTGGCTGGCGAATGTGCTAACGCATAAGTGACGGATGTTTCAGACTCAGGAATTATTTCCCAAAGAGACTCAATAGTGATAGCATAAGTGTTAAGTGCCGCCGAAGCTGTCGCAACTGTATCACCATCTATCATAACTACTAAGGCCCCGAGTCCTGCTTCACATCCACACCCACCCGAAGGGGCTGCGAGGTAATTGTCGATGATAGGAGAAAATCCTGCAGAACCGGTATAAGGATACTCGGTACTAGCAGTCGTGTAATCTAAAGATTGGTAAGAAGGAATCTTATTTGGAATCCAATTGAAATGGATTGTGTCACCAGTGATTCGATGTTCTTCAAACCTAGTCATAACATTCTCAAGTTGTGTTGTGGACCATTGGTAGCTATTGACGGCAGTGGACAAGGCTGAAATATACGTCCCAGTACTAGGTACCGTGGAAGCACTTTTGCCATTGTTGACCATGCCGATAACATAACGGCCCGAACGCTGTAATTCTGTTCCCATGTATGTGATTGTTCCACCCAGTGAAACGCAGCGAATTTTAGCCGGTCCTGAATTAACAGCCGCTGCAAAATTTGGCATTGCTTGTTGGGAGTTGAAACTAGTGCCATCTGAGGACAAATCATAAAAGTTGTCCGTTCCGGCAATGTGTTGCACCATGGGAACAAAGAAGTAGTTGGGGTCTGGCCATAGACTAAATCCACCAGCTTTAGTGACAGCAGTGCCACTGTGAGCATTAAAAGTGTATTTGCCATGGAACATAGCCCTAACTAACCCTGATTTTGTAACGATTTCGTCAGGTATCCGACAAATATAGTCACCGCCAGGGTTAAGGACGACAGAAGCGTAATCACGACCGCCCTTCTTCTTGGATTTCTTGGCCTTGTTCTTTCCTGGTTTTCCAGGTTTTGACTTGACAACTGCTTTGACAGTTGCTTTTGCAATCTGTTTTGCAGCTTCCGCAATTCCTTTCTTGTTACCAGGTCCGAAGACGGGTCCATTTCCGCCTTTCCCAGGGGCGAAGAATTTTCCTTTTCCTTTGCCTTTGTGTTGGATGGTCTTTGGCCGGTTCTTGAGAAATTTCTCAAAGATAGCGACATCTTGAGTCATCGTAGTAGACGTAGTATTAAGGAAGGAAATGACTTTCTGGAACCAGTCCTGAAGATCCTCTTTAGAATCAACAGAGTCCAGCACCGCAGAAAAGTACTCCATAGTGGCTTTCACCAACGGTGCGTGGAGTTCGCGCACCATGTTGGGGGTAGTTGTTTTAGTCGGAATACCAGCCGCCTGAGTTTCTGTTGAGGTCATGCACACTTGCAACAGCACAAGGACTGTACATCCTCCTAATCCTTTCCTCGAAAGTAATCGGGTAACCCGTGCAGTCTCTCGGCGTTTACTTTCCCCGTAGGTAATCGATTTAGCACAGAAGTAACTGTTTTGGGTTTAAATAGTAGGACGCATCAGATGAAGCCAATGGCTTCAAGCAATAAAAGATCCTGATCAAGATCAGGCATAAAACGAGCTTCATGACAATAGGCAGCGACCTTTTCCATTCGTTCCCTCATGGGTTCGTTTGTATTAAGTAGTGTTGCCAACATCTTATATTTGGATTCTGGAACCAAGTCTCTAGCATCAACATCAAAGGATCTGGAGCAAAACTGGAATGTTCCATCGTCAATGCGTTCAAAGAATTTGATGCGTTTGCCAACACGCAAGTATTCATTTATGGCATCTTCGAACCAGGGTTCAAGGGCATCATCACCCATGAACATACCGGCGTCTATTGAGCTGAGATAGAGGGACCAAAATTTTCGCTGTCTGCTATTGTCGGCTGAAGTGTCGATTCTGCCTGACTTTTGCAGATGTGCGCATAGTTGTTTGAGCAGTCTTCCATCTGATTGCACGAACACACCGTGCATAATGCAAAGTGTGCGTCCGCGCATGAGATCGGCCACTCTGGAAGCAGGGCATAATCCATAAAGCCTTCTGCGTGTTTCAAAGGCAATTCGGAAATCGAGCTTTGAGTAGCACCAATCCCAAGCCGAGATATCAGCATTGGCCAGACCTTTCGGAGCACGAGCACATTCTCGCAGGTAAATCCTGTAGAGCATGTCGAGTCCATCATCGTCCAAGCCCATTCCAGGCAGGGACGCACATCCGGTCCATTGTGTGATTTCCAGCTTATTTTGCGGTGCAAACAAGGTGCGATCAATGAGCTGATCCAGAATGCTCGTATTTTGGATAAGGCGGTAGCGATGCTGCTCAAGTTTGACAACAGAGTGTAGTTCGTTCTTGATGAATGTGACCCATGGGTCGCAATATCCATTTTGCCATAGCCAAAGCGAGCTATCTCGCTCGGCCAGTAGGTTTCCATTGAAATCCACAACTCCAAATCCGTCGGGACTGAGAGTCCTAGCACGGAAGCCAAGTTCCTCAAGCAAGGTGAGTCTTTGGCCAAACGCGGTGAATAAGAGGTCAGGATAGTTGCTAAGTATTGCCAAGTTGTCTGCACCGAGATTTCCCCAAGGGAAGCCTGGAGTGCTGCTGAGTGACATTGATGCCGCTGCAAGTTTAAGACCATCCATCTTGACAGGTGGTCTAATTGAGCGATCTGTCGTTTCAGCACAGTAATAGTCAATTGGCAAGGACACGTCCCGAGGTTCTCGATATTCATCCGGTAAAATTTCTGTCGGAAATTCCGTGTGCGGGTAAATTGAAACCATTTTCTCAATTGTATCGGTGACACGTTGATCGTAATCGACGGTAGGCCTAACAATGAGGGCAGTGTGAGCACGGTAACTGGCTTCCTCAAATCTTCCTCCGGTCGGGGGGTTAGCAAAGTGGGAGAGCCCGGTCGAATAATTCTCCCGGATTCCTGCACAGTCTTCACCCCACTGTTGGACTCGGTTGTGCCAGTCACTATAAGTTTTGCTACGCTCTGGGCGATAGTATTCAACGCATCCTCCATACGAGAAATACGCTGTTCCATCGCTTCCGCAGATTGTGTGCTCTGTTTCTTCTTCCCATTCTTGGAAGCCACAGAG